GAAGCCAATCCAAACCTGAAACAGCAGGGCGATATTGTCCTGCAGGCAGAAGATGTGCTGCATATTCCCGGACTTGGGTATGACGGCTTGGTGGGATATTCTCCCATTGCTCTTGCAAAGAATGCAATCGGCATTTCTCTTGCCTGTGAAGACTATGGTTCTACCTTTTTCGCCAACGGTGCCAGTCCATCCGGTGTGTTGGAACATCCGGGAGTCATCAAAAATCCAGAGCGTGTGCGGGATGCTTGGCAGCGCGCCTATGGTGGTTCCAACTCGCATCATACCGCAATTTTGGAAGAGGGCATGAAATACACGCCTATTTCCATCCCCAACAATGAAGCACAGTTTCTGGAAACCCGTAAATTTCAGATCGAAGAAATTGCAAGAATGTACAGAGTGCCGCTCCATATGATCGGTGATCTTGACCATGCAACATTCAGTAACGTAGAGCATTTATCCCTTGATTTCGTGAAATACAGTCTTGACCCTTGGATCGTTCGATGGGAGCAGTCTTTACAGAAAGCACTTCTTTCTGATTCTGAAAAAGGGCAGTATTTCGTGAAATTCAATGTGGACGGGCTTTTGCGAGGCGATTATGCTTCCCGTATGCAGGGCTACGCTACCGCAAGACAGAACGGTTGGATGTCGGCAAATGACATCCGAGAACTTGAAGATATGAATATGATTTCTGAGGAGGAAGGCGGAAACCTGTATCTCGTAAATGGCAGCTTTACAAAACTCGCTGATGCAGGTGCATTTGCAAATCAAAATTCAGAAAAGGAGGAGAAAACCGAATGAAGAAATTCTGGAACTTTATCCAAAACGAAGATACATCGGAAACAGAGCTTTTGTTTAACGATCCTATCTCTGAAGATACTTGGTGGGGCGATGAAGTGACACCTGCTTTGTTTCGTGATGAACTCGCAAAAGTCAGCGGAAATCTGACAGTCTGGCTGAATTCACCAGGGGGCGATGTGTTCGCTGCAAGTCAGATTTATTCTATGCTGAAAAGTCATAAAGGCAAGGTTACCGTGAAAATTGATGGCATTGCTGCCTCTGCTGCTTCTGTTGTGGCAATGGCAGGCGATGAAACTTTGATTGCACCGACTGCCCTAATGATGATCCACGACCCCAGCACTTGTGCTATGGGAAACAAGGCAGATATGGAAAAGGCTATTATCCTACTTGATGAAGTCAAAGAGAGTATCATCAATGCCTACGAAACCAAATCTCATCTCAGCAGAAACAAGATTGCCAAACTGATGTCCGATGAAACATGGCTCAATGCGAAAAAGGCTCATGAAATGGGATTTGTGGACGGGATTCTCTTTGCAGAGAAGAAAATGCCTGTTGTTCCCAAAGAGGAAGAACCGGATGAAGAGGAAAAAGAAGATACACTGACTGCAATGACCTATTCAAAGTCAAGGAATCTATCTGCATTCTTATCCAAAGTATCTGCATCAGCAGAACCCGTTACAGGCACACCGATTGACCAGCTTGAAAAAAGACTGGCATTATTGAAATACTAAGGAGGATTTTAACTATGGCTATGACAATTCAGGAACTTAGAGAAAAGAGAAAGAAGGTTTGGGACACTGCACGTGATTTTCTTGACAGCAAGAGAAATGCAAACGGCGTGCTCAGCGAGGAAGATTCCAAAACCTACGATGCAATGGAACAGACCCTTGTTGACCTTGGCAAGGAAATTCAGCGTCTGGAACGACAGGCTGAAATCGAAGCTGAAATGAATAAGGCAACCTCAACACCTGTTCTCGGTAAGCCTGCAACTCCGAATGTAACGGAAAAGACAGGCACGGCAAGCGATGCCTACAAGAAGGCTTTCTGGAACAGCGTCAGAAATCGTAACTGGATCGATGTCCATGATGATTTGCACATTGGTACAGATGCAGAGGGCGGCTATCTTGTTCCGGATGAGTTTGTGCGCCTGTAAAAGGCGATGTTTACAGTAGATTAGGCTCTACACCGCACAGCAGAGCGGTTGTCAATCTGCCTAACCGATGACAGGAAACTGGACACGGGAACACAGCACGGCAGAAACGCAGGAAACGTCAAAAGGATATGAGGCGAGTAGTACCTGCAATGACAAGATAACATAAGGATAAGGCTGGATTGCCAAAGCAAAGGTTAGCTCCTTTTTCGTGGGAGGGTGTGGAAATTATCCTGAAACCACTCTCATGACCCCACCATAATATTGAATTCGTTATGGTGTCTGCTATAGGTCATGAAGCAAGCGTGAGAACACGTGAGATAAACCGAAATGATATCCGACAGTTATCACTTGCCTATAAGCATCGTTAAACAGGGATTGCCTAAGTGGAAATGCCGAAAGGCTATGTCTATTCGAGACTGAATATTCCATATGGCAACGGAGCTTCCGTAGTAGTCCGAGGTGGATAACGCCCACTACATGGCGAAGGGAAGCAGTTTGTTAATTCCAAAGTAAGAAGATGAAAGGGAGGAGAATCCTCATGAATCCAACATCGGAGATTTTGGAGCGTGTCAATAAAAGTTCCTCGGAACATCACGACGGAGTCTTTACAAGACTCTTTCGCTACCTTCTGAGAGAGGACATTTATTTTGCAGCTTACCAGAAATTATATGCAAACAGTGGAGCAATGACTCCCGGAAGTGACAACGACACTGCTGACGGTTTTAGTGCTGAATATGTGCATGAACTGATTGAAGAATTGAGGTCAGGAAAGTACAAACCGAAGCCTGTGCGCAGAGAATATATCAAGAAACAGAACGGAAAAATGCGCCCACTGGGTATTCCGTCATTTCGAGATAAACTTCTGCAAGAGGCGGTTAGAATGTTTCTGGAAGCAATCTATGAACCGTTATTTTATGACCAGTCACATGGTTTCAGACCGGAGAGAAGTTGTCATACAGCTCTCGACCAGATAAAGACAAATTTTCGTTCTGTAAAATGGTTCATAGAAGGCGACATCAAGGGTTGCTTTGACAATATAGACCACGCAGTGCTTATTAAAACGTTAGAAGTCAAAATCAAGGACAGCAGATTTATCAATATTATCAGAGCTTTCCTGAAAGCAGGTTATGTGGAAGATTTTCAATATCATACCACAATCTCCGGTACACCACAGGGCGGAATCATTTCCCCTATTCTGGCAAATATATACCTGCATGAGCTTGACCGGAAAGTCATGAAACTCAAGGAAAAGTTCGATAAGCAGTCTACACGACACCAGACACCGGAATATCTTCATTTAGCGAAAAGAAGGCAGACACTTCAAAAGAAGATTGACAGGGTAAAAGGTGAGGAACGTGAGCTTGCAATCAAGGAATATAAAGCGGTGTGCAATCAAAAATTGAAAACGCCCGCAAGAATGTCCGACGATAAAAAGCTTGTATACTGCCGATATGCTGATGATTTTCTAATTGGAATCAGCGGAAGCAGAGAAGACTGTGAAGAAATTAAAGAGATTCTGAGAGAATTTCTATCAACGCAGTACCATTTAGAGTTGAGTGCTGAGAAAACAAAGATCACACACAGTGCTGAACGAGTACGTTTCCTTGGTTATGACGTTGCGGTACGCCGAAGCCAGAAGATAAAGAAAAAGGCAAACGGTGTTAAACAAAGAACGCTGAATAACTCTGTAGAATTAACTGTACCTCTCGAAGATAAGATCATGCAGTTCCTGTTCAAAAACGACATCATAGAACAAAAACCAAACGGAGAAATCTGGGCGGTTTGCGTTCCAAGATTAAGACATCTTTCGGAAGTGGATATTGTGAACAGGTATAATGCACAAATCCGTGGCATTTGCAATTATTACTGCTTAGCAGCGAATTATGATAAGCTGAATTATTTCCGTTATCTTATGGAATATAGCTGTCTAAAGACGCTTGCAAGCAAAAGCAACAGCACAACGAGAAAAATCATCCAAAAATATCGTCATGATGGCAAATGGGCTATTCCCCATGAAGTTAAAGGCGGTATCAAATATGCAAAGCTTGTCTCGTTAGCTGACTGCAAAGCCGGTAAGTTGATGTCCGATAAAGACCCATGGCAATACAAATCCTTTGACCCGAAAAAGCTGTCACAATATGTGCGGTTAAGCGCAGGGGTATGTGAGCTGTGTGGTGATAATAGTGATTCCTGCTGTATTTATCATGCAGGTAAAATGAAGAATCTGAAAAGCACTACGGAATGGGGCAAGAAAATGCTTCACATGAGACGTAAAACGTTGATTGTTTGCCCGAAATGCTTCAAAAAGATTCACAGGGAACAAAATAAATGACATGTCAATAATGAATGGAAAGCCGTGTACATCGAGAGGTGTAAGCACGGTTTGGGAGGGGCTTTGTGCAAACCTGTCATCGAAAGATGATAAGGCGGCACACTGCTACCTCACGAACGGAAACTGGTGGAAGCCCTGACCGAAGAAAACATTTTCCGGCAGCTGGCAACCGTCATCAAAACTTCCTCTGGTGATCGAAAGATTCCCATCGTTACTTCTAAGGGCGAAGCTGCTTGGATGGATGAGGAGGACGCATATAAGCTGTCTGACGATACCTTTGGACAGGCTTCCCTCGGTGCGTACAAGGTTGGCACAGCAATTAAGATCTCTGAGGAACTGCTGAATGATGCTGCTTTTGACCTGCCGTCCTATATTGCAAAAGAATTTGCAAG